TGCGAAAGCAACATCTCCAGGAGAGTTGATCTCCATCTCCCTCGGGCGTTGATGGCCCTGTTACGTGATAAGCGTAACCCATCGGCGTTTCGATTTGAAGCCGCCGCGCTTCACGCTGGACTTAAAATCTAGCTGTGCCTGTTCCTTCATGTCTTCTATAGACATGAAGAAATCATCGACGCATCGTCCAAATCGAATAGCCTCTTCGTGTTGAAAAGGTTCTTTGACAAGGATACGATGCTGACTTTGTGCAGGCTCGTACAATTGGTCTGAAAAGCCCTGAGGCTTTGCAACGACGCCAAATGAGGCGTCGAAGCTCAAGCTCCAGTTCTTCTTGTGACCAATACTCCTTTTCACTTTCGAGTTCGTCGACAAGACGCTCGATAGTGAGAGGACGTCGCACATGGGGGAAGTTTTCTTCTCCAATATCTTCCGGATAACGATTGTTGATGCCACGAGTTCCAATGGAACGTTGGCTAAGCAATCCTTTCGGGCAGTATTGTTGGAAGAACTTCCACGGTTTTGTGACGGTACATTGGTTAGACATCTTGAATGCTCCTTAGAGAATCTCGACGCATGGACAAAAGCCCATTTGTTGAGGTTGGCTTCGGGAAGAGAGTTGTGATCATCCGGTTGTTTGACCGGGTTGAAAACAATTCGCCTCTGTTCCCATCCGCACATTGAAGGGTTATACCTTAATTGTGTGTTTTGGAAAACAGAAGTGAAGAATAACCCAGAACCGCGGTTTACTGCGGCAATAGGTATTCTCTCTTTCGTAACCCATTCTACCATCTCCCTGATTCGTTGGCATACGCGCCAGAGTCCGAGTTGATAAAACTCGTTCGCTTTTGCAGTCCAACTAATCACCATAGATGGTGTCCAGTCGGATCTCCGCTCAGGTAGCAACTCCCTGGCATATACAGGTTTAACTGCAATGCCATTGTAGTAGTCACCACCGCAAGACTCCCGAAATAGTGAATATCGGAAAGACTTGCTTGAGTTTACTCGAAGTTTAAAACTCTCGAGTTCGGAGATCACCGCGTCCACATAACTATTCGGCACGATAATATCGTCGCCGAATATGTCTATTCCTCTGGAATATGAGCGAATAGACGAACTTGTAGGACGTCTACCATCCTGCTTATGCATTGCACTCTGAATTAGCGTATAGAAGCACATAGCTTCTACGGGAAAGCACAAAGCTGACCCCATGGACGCATACTTCGAGAGTATAATGTTACGGCCAGATGGCAAAGTAGCATGTAAGGAACGAGCATCCTCTAAATAATGAGCGATACCCGACGATTTAAAGATACGTTGAACTAATAGGTTTGAAACCCTATCAGAAGCGTCCTTCAAATCGATAGTCGCCGAAAGGCGATCCTTACTAGCTTTAAGTGCGAGTCTCTGATTAACACTCTGGTCGCCGAAGCGAATAGAATGCTTTGTCAGATCGTGTGATTCTAGCTTTTCTACAATATATGAAAGCATTGATTGCTGAACATATTGCATTGAACTAGGCTCAATCGCGATGACTCGAGGGGAGGTTTGGGTTTTTGGAACAAAGACTACTCTAACCGGCGGTTCTTCACCGACGGATAGAAATCTCATTCCTGGACCCTTACCTATCGAACCTGAGTTTTCCAATGCTCTCCCATAATTGGCGAAAGCAAAAAGATCACTTGGGAACGATTGCTCAAACCGGTCATACCAATACGTTAGGTGAAATCTCTGATTAGGAGATAGCCTATCGCTAGTGGAACCGGGCCCATGTCGAGGGATAAGAGCCATGGGGTCGATCTCAGGGAAAACCTGAGACCAAATGATCCCACTAACTCTATCCAAGACAATGTCTTTTCGGATAAAATCCGACTCGGCATTTCTGAGCTCCTCTTCAATTGAAAGGAAATTTTCTTCTGCGGATGTTTCACGATCCGCAGTACAAGCCAGCCGCATCTTTTTAAAGAACCGGCAGACTTGACGAATGTAGAATA